CAGGTATAAGTAATACTGCTGTAGGACATCTCGCTTTGAGAGGTAATACAATTGGTGATAGAAACACAGCTATTGGACGTTCATCACTACTTCAAAACACTACAGGAGCTAATAACACAGCAGTTGGGTATCAAGCAGGAAATACAATTACAACAGGAAATAATAATACAATTATTGGATATAATGCTGATGTTAGTGCAGAAGGTGTAGATAATGAAATTGTTATAGGTAATGGGGCAACTGGTAGAGGTGCAAATATTGCTGTTATTGGTAATGGGGATGTAACAAAAGTACAAACTGGAAGTAATAAAATTTTAGCATCAATTGTTACTGGTACAAACACAACACCTAATAGTAGTTCAACTGGATTAATACCTGACTTTATAGGACAAATATACGTAGATACATCATCGGGCAGTGAAAAAATGTGGATGGCATTTGGAACAACAAAAGGAAATTGGAAACAAGTTTCTAATGCATAATTAATAAAGAAATAAAAAATTAACATAATGGTGGAAAATCTTCTTCTTTATAAACATAACCAACTTGTTGATGTACTTCATTTTTTTGATTGCTGTATTTATTAAAATTAATTCTTGTAGGTTGCTTAAATACTTTTTTTTCTTCATTAATTCCATGAATTAAAAATGAAAAAGTTCTGTTGGGAATAGTAAATTTACTTAATAAATAATTATCATTTGTACTAGGCAATAACCCTAATTCAAAAAATAATAAACCATAATCTTTATATACACGTTCATTAATATTTGTTATTTCTAAATAATTATTTTCTGGAAAATATTTTTTCAATAATTGATTTTTAAAATCAATTAATTTTACATTCAAATCTTGCTGTAATGTTTCGACTAAACATTCTTCATTATCTTTTTTTATATAAATTTTAGTTGTAATTGACATTTATATTAAATTATTACTATTCCTTTAAATTACTATTTTACATTAAATAAAAAATAATAATACAAATAAATTATTTATTATTTAATAATAAACAATTATAACAAAAAATTATTGATTAAAAAAATAAAAATACTAACTTAAGAATATGTAATTATTTAGATTTTTTAATAAAAAATGTATTATATATTATGATATATGAAAATTACCAAGAACCTATTATTCAAATAAATAATGAAAAGAAAGAAATAAAAATTATATTAACTGAAAAAATTAATAATAAATTATCAAATAAAAATATTACATTATTAACAAAAGAAGAAGTTAATAAAATATTACATAATGATAAAATAAAGAATACATGGACATTATTAAATACAATTCAAGAAAAATACAATAATAATATAAATAAATTAAGAAATTTAAAAACATTTAAATTATCAATCATATCTAATATAATAAATGATTTTAGAGAAATTGATAATAAAATAAAAAATTTTGAAATAAAAACATTTAATTACAAAAGTAAAAATCTAGATAATATTGTAAATCAAGTAAAATTATATTTAAATATGTACTTTATTATTTCTATTTTTCAAAATACAAAATATGAAAATGTAGAAGATTTAAATATAATTCATCAAGATATATACAGTCATTATTATGTATTATATAATAAAATAGATAGTATTAAATACAAAGATATAATTAATGATTATAAAAATGAAATGGAATCTTCTATTTATTTAAAAAACAATATAAATATATGTAAATTAAAAGATAAAGATATGAAGAAATTTGAAAAGTATGTACGTCTATTAGAAATAAATTAAAATTTTTTAAAAAAAAATAAAAAATGATTTTTTTTCATATTTCAAGTACATCAATAATGTCTCTATTAGAAAGAAAAGAAGATTTATTTGACCCAATTAAAAAATATTGGGAAAGCGTAGGTTGTAAAAATATAGAAGTATATGACGAAATAAATGAAATATTAAGTAAAAATAAATTAATTAATTCATATAATAAATATGTAGATAATGCTTGTTATCATACAATAAATTATTATCAAAATATTAACTTACTTATGTCAGTTAATTTATCTAAAAAAGAAATATATAATTATTATGTTAAAAAAATGAAAACAACTCATATTCTTTATGGTATTAAATCATTACAAGTAAAATTTGATATATTATTTAAAATATTATATCAAATCCAATATCAACATATTTATGATTATGATGAATTAGTAAAACAAATACACAAAGATTATTTATTTTGTAATGATTATGAATCAGAAAATATAGAAATTAATGTACTACTCTTAGTTAATCGTAAAGACGAAAAAATTATATTGGAAAATATGAAAGATTCTATATTATTTTATGCTGAAAACTCATACATAAAAAGAATTATATCATCTATATTTTTTAATCATAATTCATTGAAATTTATGGAAATGCAGAATTTAAAAAATGTATTGTCAGAAAAATATAAAAATGCTTTACATGAATTTCATCAATTAAAAGAGAATATATTTACATATAATTATTTCACTCAAGAAAAAATCATGTTATGTAGCTCAATTATTTTGATGCTATTAGGACTAAGATTAAATAATGATATTGATATTTATGTAGATGATATTGACAATAAAGAAGAATTAATCAGTGAATTTAAAAAAATAGATAAATTAGATTTTGTTGTAAAAAAATCTGAATACTGGCCTTCACATTGGGATAATTGGTTGGACAAATGGGCAAAAGAATGCGGTGCTAAATATTTTGAAGAAATAATTGGATTTAATGATTACTATTTTTATTTTTGTGGAATAAAAATTATGGATTTAAATGTTGATATAGTAAGAAGAAAAATTAGAAATAGACCAGCAGCAAGTACTGATTTAATTATGTTAAATAATAAATATTTTATGAATATCACTATACCCAAAATACCTGAAACTTATTTTGAATATAAGAAAATGGAATTTTTATCAGATAAAGAAACTAATAATTTAGTAAATAATGGTGCTATTTATGATGAAATTAATCGTGAATACAAAATTGAAAAAAAAACAAATACTAATAATTATATTAAGAAAGTAGAAGAATATTTACAAAATAGATATGATTGCCATATGAGTGATGATGAAATAAAAAAAATATTTAATATAAAAAAAAAGGTTTTAAAAATTAAATTAAAAAAGTAAATTATGAAAAACTTTAAATAAATAGAATGATATTTTTTTATAACTTATTAATATATGTTATATTTTATTATAATAATATTAATACTTTTATTATTTTATTTATTAAATAACAAATTAAAATTAATTATACAAAAAGTTGAACATTTTAATAAAATACCCGACATTTTATATAAAACAGGACCTTATGACTTAGCTCCTTCATATTTAGAAGAAATATTTTATATCAATAAAAAAAAATTAAATATAAGTAAAATATATTATTTTAATGACAATGAATGCAATGACTTAATTAAAACAATGGATAATAATGTTATAAAAGCTTACGATAGTTTAATACCAACAGCTTATAAAGCGGATTTATGGCGATATTGTGTTTTATATAAATATGGAGGTATTTATGGTGATATGACACAAAAATTTTATTTAGATTATGATATACAAAAAGATAATGTTGATATGGTATTAGTAAGAGATATAAGAGATGAAGCCATACAAATATCATTTATGGCAACGATTCCTAATAATCCATTTTTTAAATATATAATAGAAAATATTACTTATGATATATTATTAAAAAAGAAAGGTAAAAATTCACTGGATATTACTGGACCATTTGCCTTTTGTAGATATTTTAAAACCTTTTTTGGTCAAAACAAAATACCCGAAGGTACCAATAAATTATTAGGATTAGATGGAAAATATTATATTGTAAGAATTGATTTAAGACAACATCAAGGTTTAATATTTAAAGATATTTTTAACAATAATATTGTTGCTTCTACAAAAACAAGTGAGCATAATAATGAATTAAAAATAGTAACTAAAATGCCTAAATATAGTCAATTATATAAAATGAATATGATTTATAAAGAAAATTAATTTTCTCTTTTTTTATATGCTGAAAGTTCATTTTCTAATTGTTTGATTTTTTCTTCATATTCAGAAAATTTTTTCATAATAACATCATTATTTATAATCGCATCATGAAATTCTTTGTATTGATTTAATTCATCCTGAATTTGTTGAACATATTCAACATGTTTATTAGCTATATCTTTTATTTCATCTTCATTGCTTGTAAAACAATTGATTCTAAAATAACAACTCATTATTTAAATATTATATGATATTATTTAAATATATTTATTTGTAAAAATATTGTACAATAACTTTACTTAAAATCCATTCTTTAATAAATTATCATTTGTTTCATTTTCAATTATTTCATTCATAATTTCTATTGTTTTATCTTTTCTTTCATTAAACACATTTGATATTATATCCTGAACACTGTTTTTAATATCATTATTATTTTTATTATAATCATCATATTTTTTATTTATTGACAATTTTTCATACTGATATTTCTCAATATTTTGTACATTATCATTTTTTATTAATATTTCATCACATAAACTATTAAGTTGTGATTTTAACTTAGTTAAAGATTGATTAATAATATCAGATTTATTCAAATGAATATATTTTTCAGTATCATTTTTATATACTATACCCGTATTTGTTTCATTTTCAATAATTACATTTAAATTATCATCATTTTGTAATATAAATTTCAATAATTCACTATACTTCGTATTACATGTATTAATTAAAAATAATTTCTTTTCATACGATATTTGTGATAAATCCCAATCTTTATCAAATCCATTCGGATATTTCATATTAATGATATTATAATTATTAAATTGTTGATTCACTGTAATATTATTAATTGTTTGATTAATATTTTTATCATCTTCCTTTATTTGTATGAATTCAGGTTCAGATTGAATAATATTTGATTGAAAATCTTTATATTGTTTCATATTATTTGTATTTGTTTTAATATCTGAATCAATAACTATATTATTTTGTTGATTGTTATAATACTCTTCAGGATATACTGGAATAGTACCATCTTCATGTTTGTTTAAATGTTTGTTTAAGTTACCTTTCGTAGAAAAACATTTGAAACAATACTTACATTTATTTTTACTTTTATTTTTAATAGGATTTACTTC